ACCAGTCCGGTCTTGTCGTCCACCTCGTAGCTGTAGTGCGTGAACTCGTCGATAGCGTGCTTGCACCTGGGGTGGATCACGATGTCATACGACTGCAGGAACTCGATGCCTTCCTCCACGCTCCTGGCGCCCTTGATGGCCGCGAGGATGCGCGGGAAGCCGTGGCGCTTCATGTAGTCGATGGTCTCGGGCCTGGCGCTGTCCGCGATGATCGGCCAGCGCTGGCAGCCCGGGATGCCTGGGTAGCGCACGCCGCGCTTGCGCAGATCCTTCAGGGCCTCCGGGTTCGCCGCGTCGATGCGCGGATTGTCCATGCCCGCGAAGAAGTGCGGGCTGTGGTCCAGCGGCACGCCGATCTTCACTGCCTCGGCATCCACGTACAGGGTGCGGCCCTTGAACCAGCAGCGCACCAGCGCAGTGGGGTCGATGCTGAAGCCCCAATCCGCGCCGTGGTAGAACACGGCATCGGCTGGCGTCTCGAACTCGTCGATGCGCCAGTTCCGGAACACCCGCGCCTCGGACATGGTCTGGTACTTGCCCATCCAGACGTGCAGGTATTTCTCGTAGTTCCGGAGCTTGTCGCGCTCCATGTCCATCCGCAGGTCGTCCGGGAAGTGCGGGTTTTCGGTGTAGTTGGCCTCCACGCAGGCCATGGACGGGTGCTTCACGCCGCTGCGGAACAGCTGGTCTACCGGGTCGGTCGGGTCCAGCGGGTTCCAGGAGAACAGCATGGACGCGCCGCCGCGGAACGTCGGCGTCATCAGCTCGAGGCTACGCGCGCTCAGGTTCTGCGCTTCCTCCACCCAGGCCAGCTTGAACCCCTCCAGCGACTTGATGGAGTCGGCGGTGTGATTCTGCATGCCCTCGAAGATCATCAGGCCATCCCCGCCAACGCGGTGGATGATCTTTCCCTGAATGTCGAAGCAATGGCTGACGCCCATGCGGCGGATGCAGTCTTCCACCAGCAGCTTGCTGGACATGGCCAGCGTGCGCTGCACCTCGCGGATGGCGGCCACGCGTAGGGACGGGTTCTCGATCATCGCCGTGACGGCGAACTCGGCGCAGAAGCGGGACTTGCCGCTGCCGCGGCCGCCGTGCGCGCCCAGGTAGCGGGTGCGGTTGGGCGCCAGTGGATCCTTGAGAGGGACGCCGAAATACGCGCGGGTGAGCGGCTGGAATACCCTGAGCGGTTTCCACTTGAACGCCGGGCCGGTGACGGCCTTGCGGCGCTTCGGGCCTACGGCGCGGCGGCGCTTGCCTCCCGGCGCGGGCGCGTCAGGTGCCGCGGACGCTTCGGCCATGGCGCTCGGCCCAGGTCCGCATGGTGGTGCGGACCTTCCAGCGCGTCACCTGCAGCAGGCGGGCGGCCTCGCTGTAGTTGCCTGCGCACTTCTCCACGGCATCGGCAATGGCATCCTCCACCGTGCGGTAGAGCGGCTGCACGCCCGTGGCGAACAGGTACGGGCCGCGCGGGACGCGCCGGTGGCGGCGCACCTTCACCAGCCGCGCTTCCGCTTCTGCGCGGCCTGGGCGCGGCGCTGGTGGCGGTTGCCGGCGAACGGCTTCTCCGTCACGCAGAACGTCACGTCCTCGGGGATCACCCAATTCTCGGCGTAGATGCGCTCCAGGATGTCCGGGCTGATGCGCAGCCGGTACGGGCCTGGCACGCCCTGCTTGACCAGCAGGTCGCGCATGCGCTGCAGCTGGTTCAGCGGCAGGGTGACGGCGACTTCCTCGCCGGCGGCTGGCGCGTCGGTCATAGGTCTAGGTCCGCGAAGCGCGATTCCAGAACGCGCTCGGTAACCGCAATCGGGATGAATCCGAACAGGTACCAGGTGTCGCACTGGACCTTGTTGATGGCGTGATTGTTGGCACCGGCGCGCCTCCAGAACACGGTTTGCTTCACGTACATGGCATCACCCGCTGATGATCCGCCGGCCTTCGGGCGTCGCTTCCGGCGCGGTGCCAGCGTCCACGCCCATCTGCAGCGCCAGCGGCTGGAGCTTGAAGCAGACGGCGATGTTCTGCCGGCGCGCGATGGCCTGCATGCCGGCCTCGATGGATGTCACGTCGGTCTCCAGGTTCATTTCCTGGCCGTTGGTGTCGTCCAGCGCCACCATGTCGATCTGTCCCGATGCCCGGACAACGGCGTAGACGTGGAACATGGGCTACTTTCCCTCGTGCTCGATGACACGGCTTTCGTCGGTGAGTTTCGGCGGACCGTCGTCCACCTCGATGATGACCTGGGCGAACACCACGGTGTCACCCGGCGAGCCAGGCGGACGGCTATCGTCGTCGCTGTCCTTCCAGCCAAGGCCGCCGCGGTGCTCGGGCTGCTTGGCGGTGAAGATCAGGGCGGGGATGTTCCCGGCCATGGCAAGCCGGTGCATGGTGCGCTTGAGGCTGGCGCGCTTCATGGCCAAGCCGGTTTTTATGGCGGCCCCAAACCGGCGGGCTATCGTCTTGTCGTCCACGCCAAGGACCGCGGCGATTTCCTCGGCCGTACAGCCGATCTGGCACAGCGCCTTCACCTTCTCCACGTCTACGGGCACACGCGGCCGGCCACCCTTGCGGGTGGTGATCTTGCCGTCCGTGCGTGGAGGCCCCCGCGTGCCGCGCTTGCTGCGCGTGCGGGCGGGCTGCTCGTGGATGGTTTCCGGGGTTGCGCTCACGCCGAGAGCGCCCTTGGCCGCGTGCCTGTGTTCATGTGGTTAGCCGGGTGTGCGCACGCAGAAGAACGGCAGCACGTAGAAGCAGCCCGGGCTGTTGATCTTGAAGCGACCCTGATTCAGCAGCTCGATGAACCGGATGCGCTGGTCTACAGACAGGTGCTGGAAGTAGAACTTCCCGGCCGGTCCGCCCATGGGCTTGCCGTGTGGATAGGTGCGCTCGATGGACCTCGCCACGTCCGGGTGCGTGCCTTCCGGGGCGCGTTCGGGTTCGCCGGCGTACAGGTGGACATAGACCTTGTAGCTCTTGTCGGTGGGGGTGAGCACCACGGTGCCGGCCTCCAGGCAGGCCATGAAGTCGTCCGGGTGGAAGCTGCCGCAGTAGCTGCAGGTCCGGTCCTCGCGCCAGTTGCACTCGCCGGTGATCTTGAACGGACTGCCGGGCCTACCGATGCCGTTTTCGGCTGCGCGCGGGCAGATTTCGGGGGCCGCGGCGTTCATGCGCGCTCCAGGTAGGTGTCAAGCGCGAGTACAGCTTCGTGCAGTGGCTTGAGGTTTTCAACCACTTCGGGAGGGACCGTGTGGAATTCGGTGAGCTGTTTCTCCAGAACTCGGGCCTTCAACACCACACCCATGACAAGGCGCGCCAGATCGGCGGCGTCGTGGGTGCTGTGCAGGCTGTCCGGATCAGGCTCGCCGCGGATGGCGTTGACGACGCCATCCAACAGGCGTCCCTGGCGCATGATGAGCTTGTAGCTGAAGTGTTCCTCGTCGGCCTGTTCCAGCAGTAGGGCGGCGGCTTCCTCCAGCAGCGGCAGGCGGCCGACATCCCCGGACGCCAGCGTCTCGCGGAGTTGCTTCGCCAGTTCGATGGCCGTGCTCATGCCTTCTCCGGTGACGCGATGCCGGGCCGCATGCGCGTGTCGGTCCCGGTCAGTGCGGCGTGCCAGTTCAGCAGGGCGGCGGCCGCGGTGATGACGTGATGCAGGCGCTTGCGGTTGTAGTGGGCTTCCATGCTCGCGTCCTTGGTGGCCAGCGCAGCGGCGGCCTGGGTACCGGCGTTCAGGGCTTTGCCGGCGAGGTGGCCGATCAGCCAGAACCAGTCCGCGTCCGTCTTGCCGGCGTCGTGATCTACGGCCCAGCGCTCGCGCTGGTGCAGACCCTCCAGCTTCACGGCCTCCATGAAGTCGGCGATGTGCGGCGAGTTGATGAGGTTATGCAGGCGCTCCAGCTCGGTGGCGGACGAATGTAGCAGCACCGAGAACTGCGGATCGGCCTTCGCGCGGGCGCGCAGCGCATCCCACAGGTAGACTTCCTCGTTCTCGCTCATGCCACTTCCGCCTTCTTCATGGTGAGCGATGCTACTTCGGCGCCGTCCACATAGTCCACGTCCGGGGCGCCGAGCTGCTGGCGGCAGAAGGCTTCCTTTTCCTCGGCCGTCAGGAACACGAGGATGACGAACCGGTCCATGTTCGTCTTGTCGCGCCACTTGCCGTACTGGTCGAGGCGCTGGGCGAACGGCTTTTTCTCCGGGGGCGGCGGATCCGGCATCACGGCGTTGTCGTCCACCACCAGCAGCACGTCTGCCGGGCAGTGCAACTCCCCGGTACTGGCCATCTTGGCCACGGCGCTGGTGACGCGCAGCTCGTAGGGTCCCGGATGGCCGTGCGCCGCCTTGGCGTAGCGCATGCGGTGGATGACGTTTTGCGGGTCTCCTGCCTCGGGCGGCATGGTGGCGGATTCGGTCATCGCGCACCACCAACAAATACACCAGCCACAAACGCACCCGCTACCGCTAACACGGCCGGGATATACATGGCGACGCGAGCCAAAGTGACTGGTGGCGGCCCTTTCGGATAAAGAAGCCCGACCAGGACCCCGAACAGGAAAGTCAGCACGATGGCTGCAGCAGCGAGGCAGACGGCTTTCAGCATATTCAGCACTCCGGCAGGTTGGCGGGTCCGTGGCGCTGGGCGCGCTGCTCGTACAGCCAGCACAGCGGCTCCATGAGGGGGAAGTCGGCCACGATCTTCGCGTAATCCGCCGGGCGGGCGGCCTTGAGCGGGTACACGTGGGTGATGTTCAGGCAGTCCATGCTGCGGCCGAACAGCGGGTAGGCGGCGCTGATCGGCAGGCCCTCGGCCTTGATGTGATCCCACACCTGCTGCTTGCGCCAGGTCGCCACCGGGGCGAGCGTGTGGTTCTTCGGGTGCGGGTTCGGGTACTTGGTGAGCGCCAGCGCGCGCTGCGGACTGTCGGTGATCCGGATGCCGGTGGCGGACCAGTCGGTGCGGTGCTCGGCGGCCAGCACCTTGTCGAGCTGCTTGCGCATGGTGTCGAACGACGGATAGCGTGCGCGGTCCAGGTGCTGGATGCGCAGCGTGTCGCTGGCGTACATGACCTCGCGGCGGGGGTGCGCCACGCGCTGGATCTGGATGCCGTACCGGGCTTCGAGCGCGGTTAGCACTTCCTCGTCTATAGACAGGTCTTTGACGATGTACTTGTTGACGTAGTTGAACTGGATCTGCGGCTCACATTCGAGTTCCAGCTGCATGTTGAACCGTTCCAGCATGTCCATCATCAGCACCGAGTCCTTGCCCGATGAGACGTGGACAACACAGGACCGCATCCCGAACCCGATAGCCCTGTCGATTAGGGCGAACGATTCGGCGATGCGGTCCTGAACAGTCGATGTCGGAGGCTCAGGTCCCCGCGGACGACTTGCTCCGGCGACCGCCTTTCTTTTTCTTGACGGCTTTGCGTGCCTTGGCCATGACTCACTCCTGTCGAAGATGGGTGGACGTGCGCGCGTCACTTTACACTCACCTTGATGCCCAATGCACGCAGGGCGTTCATGGCGGCCAGTTGCTGCTGGTAGTCCTGGCAGTGGCCGATCACCTGCAGGTCGTCGGGATCCGGTGGTTCGGAGCCGCCACCGGTACCGCCGTCGGGCGGATCATCGGGGCTGCCGGACAACCGCGAGAGGTCTTCCGGCGTGATGCCGATGGCGTCGAGATCAGCGCCCAGGTCGCGCAGCTCGTCGAGTTCCACGCCGAGCACGTCCCAATCCCATTCGGATAGCTCGCCGATGCGGTTGTCCGCCACCACGTACTGCCGGAACTGCGCGTCGGTCATGTCGGCGCGGTCGATCACCGGCACGTCGGCCATGCCCAGCAGCTTGGCGGCTTCCCATGCGCCATGGCCGGCCGCGATGGTGTCACCGCGCACGATGATCGGTTTCGTCCACCCGTGGGCCGTGATGCTCGCGGCGATGAGCTTGATCTGCGCGTCGCTGTGCTTGCGCGAGTTGCGCTCGTAAGGCTTGAGCGAATCCGTGGCGCGGTATTCGAGGCGCAACGGCGGTGTGGTGGCGGCCTTCTTAGGCATCGCAAATCTTCTCCAGCAGCATCAGGTTACAGACGGTGATGCTGCGCGGCTCGGGCTGAGT